GGAAATAAAACTTTAATACAACCAGATAATAATTGGTTCATTTTTTCAGTAACATCCATTATATTTCTATCATCCACAACTGAATATGCCTGTACTTCAGACACTGAAGCTGCTCTAATTTTAATTAGTGTTCCCGGTTTATAAAATATACCTAACGGTAAACTTGATATATCAACATTTAAATAACCTAATTCAGCGTTATCATTTTGTTTATTCATATTGGTAATTTCTTTTTTAATATCACCAATATCACTTTGTAATGAATCTTTTTCATCACTATCAAGATAATTATTTAAATAATCCATTTCGTTTTTTTCTTTATCTTTATCATTTATCATTAAAAAATATTTATTTTTAATTATATATCCACCATATTCAATCCATCCATTAAAAAAAAATTTTAAATATAAAAAATCCTCAATTTATTGAGGATTTTAAAAATATTATTTAAGTATTTATTAATAGTAATAATCTTGCCAATAATCTACGACAAACTTAGCAGCAAAGTCATCAACAATTTCAGCTGAAGCCCAATCTAAAGCACCACCTTTAAAACCTTCAAAGCCTGTTAATTGAGCATTATAATAAACAACTCTTCTTATAATATGACCTTCTCTGTCATGTACGTGAACTACAATTTGGCCAACCATGTTTCTCTTATAATGTAAAGAACCATCTTCATTATTCCATGCTAAATCATACCAATCTTTTACAATTCTCCATGTAGGTATTTGAAATGGACCAGCACTTTGAGGTGAAGATGCCCATGATGGCATGTTCGTTGAATCACCCATTGATTGTTGATTCAAATTAAATTTAATACTAATATCTTTCAAAGACGTTTCGTTTGGCATACCCATATACTCACGAGTACTATATTTATAACGTTGTTGTTTAGTTTCAATATCTGGATAACTAGGTAATGTCGCCGTAACAGCTTGTTGTGTTAAAAAGGCTACAGTTTCGCCTCCCCACAAGTTCTGTAATGGTACAGGTAATACAAAAGTCACTTCAAATAGATTTTTATATACTGGTTCCCATAGCTCTCTTGCTGTTGTAATGTTATTAAAATGTGGTAATGGCATAATTTCATATTTATTTTTTATAAGTTCTTATTCCTATATATTAAATTTTCTTTCACAATTATATATTTAATTCAAAAAACCATTTTTTAAAATACCCCACTCAAAACATATATGACCAGAATTATTTATTCTGTAAATACCCCTTTCTAACATTATATCATGCTCTGTTCTATTTGCATCATAACCATCTTTAACCAATGTTTGTTTTCTATAATTATATCTATGCCTTCTAACACCATCAACTATGTAATGATAACCTGGTTTTGTTGTGTGACTCCTATTAAAATTTAAATTATCATAAAGATTGCCTTTACTCCAACTTCTATCAGCATAAGAAACTATTTTTTTCGGATCATAATTTTTAATAAAATATTTAAACAATTTACTAGCACCACCAACAATATTTGTGTTTAATTTGTTGCAAAACCTTAATAACTCAAAATCATATTTTTTAATAACACCTATACCCAATCTATTCTTACCAAACGTCATTAAAGAAACTAATTCATTTTCATAATATAATCCTAATTTAACACTAGATCCAACAAAACCTTGTATATGATTATTATCTAAAAATTCTCTTATTAGTTTATTATCGTTAATTTCCTTTATTTGTGTTTTTCTAGCATAAATTTTATTTGGTGTTTTACCTAATTTATTTAATATCATTGATTTAACTATATTTTGTTTATATTTCCAATCATCTTCATAAATATGGATTAATTGAATATCCTTTTCTTCACATTTTTCTGTTTTATTTAAATGATATCTATCAGATTTATATAATTCATTATGCCAATATAAACCATTAAATTCAAAAGCTAATTTTAAATCTGGTAAATAAATGTCTAATTCTAATGGCTTTATTATATTTCTTTTATTATTTAAAATTGTTTTGTCATAATTCGATTTAATATAATTTAAGAAATCAATTTCAAGTCCAGAAACTGATTTTAAAATAGGATTGCATTTAGTACATAACAAAGTATTAGATCTTCGTCTACTATTCAAAAGAACATAACTTATTTCAAATTCGTGTCCTTTTTCACACATCATTAAATATTTTTTTTCTTCTAAATTTAAACTTATTACATCATAATCTTCATAATATTTTAAATATTTATTCATGATTGTTTTTCTTAAACTTTTAATCATTCTGTCTTTTAAATCAATATTATGTAATGGTACAATCACACCATATTTTTCTTTCATTGTTCTTTGTCTTTTAATTTTAACTAAATCCAATTTTGAAACATTATCAACTCCATATTTACTCAAACACGTTTCTTTATATCTATTATAAATTTCAACTGATTTTAATGGACTACTGACATTATAATTATCCTTTAGTGTTTTTAAAGATTTTTTATGAATTTCTTCATTTTGAATAGGTGAATTATAACCATATTTTTTAATATTAGTTTTGATAATCTTTTCTTTTACTAAAATATTTTCTGATGGTGTTTTTGTACCAAATTTATCTAAACATGTTTGCATTCTTTTATTTTTAACATGATTACTTTTATTCATGCATTTCTTAGAACAAAAAGTATAATATCCAATATTAGAATTCTTAAATTTGACAAAATTACCACATTCACATATTACAATATTTTTAATATCATTATACCAATGATAAACTTGTTGCTTAAATGGTAAATCATCTAAACCATTTTCAATTACATATTTTTGTATTTCTTCTAGTATACTAGTAAAATACTTTTCGAGATAATTCTTTCTGAACATTTTACCAGATGAATCTAGATTTTCACTAAAAATACTTTTCATAATAGGTTTCTTTTATTCCTATATATAAAAAATTAAGAGTTAAATGTATAATTTAACTCTTAATTTATTTTTATTTATTTGATTTTATAAAAATCCACCGGATTCTATATCACCTTTTTTCAGAATTGTAATGTTATTAACAATTATACCCATTCCTTTAATGATTTCAATATATGTATCTAATACACCCATTTGAAGATCAATTATGTAATTTGTATTATTTGTTATATCCATTACATTTTTGTAATCGTATAATGCATCTGAATCTTGTAATGATTTGCAAATCTCATCAGCTCTGAACTTAATTTCAGCTCTAATTTCAGGAGTATTAAATCTCCATTGGTATCTTAGTAACATATCATATAACTGATTCTCTAGTTCAATTAACACTTCTCTTGAGTGAATAACACTTAGTGAACTGTAAGGGAATACTTGAGCAGTATTTTCAGAATTAATGCAGTAACCTGCATTTCTCTTATATGTTATTGGATTTGCACCCATTTGGAACATGTTTTCTAAATCAGTATTACTGAAGTCCATTTCTGTTCCACCGATACCGTTAACTCTACCATTAGTTACACCAGCCATAATTGTCCAAGGTTGTAATCCTGGACCACCAGTAAACTTCTGCATATAAGTTGTAGCAGCGTATGATGAAGGTGGTACATATTTAGGTACACCATTATCACTTACTCTAACATATGGGAAGAAATATCCAACACATGTTGCACCAACTCCACCAGCGAAGTCATATAAGTAAGGAGGACTAAGGTCTTCATTACCACCTTTCATTATGAAATATGTACTAACTGCACCTGTTTGTTCACCAGCAGCATCAACTTCCATGAAGTTAGGATTTACAGACTTTTTGAAGTCTCTAAGACTTGGCATATTTATGAAGCCTAAGCAGTTTAATTTTTCACCACATAAGTCAACTAATTGTTGTTTTGGAATGACATTAGATGAAACACCACCTACACTAACACTATAAGGAGCTAAACCTAAACCAAATGAATCAACTAAATATCTCCATGTGATTTTATTTTTATTTACTAAAGCTTTAGATAAATTTGTTGTACTATCTAATACTGTTAAAATTGTATTTTGTCTAGCGTCAGTGCCATCAGGCATTGATAAACTACTAATCTTAAATGGTCTTATATCAATTCCTTTATATGTTGAAACGTAACTATCAATACTTGAATATTGAGTTGTCATCCAATCTGCTGTTGTTGCTGTAGCACTTGGTATGGCATCATTATCAGTTATCTTTATTGAAGCATCTGTTTCAATTATTTTCAATGTACTATCACTAGGATCTACTGTTGTATTTAAAATTCTAGTTAACCTTTTAGGTACTCTACCATTTGAATATAAACCA